GACAGATAAACAGCGTGTGTTTGTTAAGATCTACTCTGAGAATGAGGGTAGATTGACTCCAACAGAATGTGCAAGACAAGCTGGGTATAATGAGGATAGTGCTAATGTGAGAGCATCGGAACTATTAAATGGTAAAAGATATCCAAAGGTTGTAGAAGCTATCATTCAACGAAGAGCTGAGATTGAAAAGACACACGAGGTAAAATTAAATAAGCATGTGCAAGAGCTGGCTAGGTTGCGTGAGAAGTCTCTATCTGAGAAGTCTTATTCTGCTGCTGTTAATGCTGAGCGGTTGCGGGGGCAGGCTGCAGGATTGTACATCGATAGAAAAGAAATCAGAACAGGTTCTATTGACTCTATGTCTAGAGACGACGTTCTAAAACAATTAAAAGAGTTAGGATTAACAGGTGAATTTAAAAAAGAAGGAAATCAAACTGTCATTCAAGTCGAAGAGAAATCCGATAGCGAAGGACCTAAAGACATCACGCCAGTGGAGTCAAAAGATAGTGAAGGACAAGAAAAAGTATGACCGTAAAAACGGAAACAAGTTTTTGGAAGAGTGTAAAGACATTATTAGACGTTGGTGATTATGTTGTTTCACGCCTGGAAAGTTATGTTACACCAGGATTCCCAGATTGCCTAATATATCATAAATCTGTAGGGTTTTTTACAGTTGAATTAAAAGTGCTGGGAAGTAATAATAAAGTTACTCTATCACCGTTTCAAATTGCCTGGAATATGCGTCATGCATTAGCAGGATCACAATCTTATATCCTTGTTAACCTGCCTCTTAGGGGCAAGGTTAAATTGTTTCACGGATGTAAAACCAAGGAACTTGGCCAAAGCACCGTGGACCAAGTGCCCGGGTTGTACGAGGGACCGCTCACGGCTCTCGATTTCTGTCAAGTCATTTCAAACTCCCAAACTCCCTAATAACAATAAACTTGTGGATATCCTGTGGATAAGTCCAGCTGGGCCCGCGGGCGCGCAGCGTACAAACTTCAAGCTCCCGACCGCAGAAATCAGCCATTTTTTAAGCACGCATCATGGTCTACTCTTCCCAGGTTCCTGGTTCAGAGATGCAAACTCCCAAACTCCCTATAAATACTAACCGTTTTCCGCGGATCTTGGCTCACCAGCCCTGACGCACCGGGCGCGCCGGGAGTTCCCGGTCAGAGCGTGTTCATACCAGTCAGGTAACTCGAAAAGTTATCCACAACTAATTGGAAAGAGCTGTTGAATTTGTTGATTGGAAATGTTATATTATACCTGTAGTGATCGAGAGTCTAAGTACTTGGGAGATATCCTATTGGCACGGCTTCACCGTAAGGGGTACATTCACCACTAGCAGGGGAGATTACTACATATAAGGGGTTACCCAGATAACAAAGTGCGTATAGGGTTCTATAGTTATTTTGGACTAGCCATTCGCGGTTCGCACCCCCTTATTAACTAGAAATAGAAAAGGAGTAAATATGGTTGTAGACGAATCAATAAACACAGCACTCAATAGGATTGCTGATGCAATAGAAGAAAACAACGAAGTATTAAATAGGATTGCAAATCATTATGATGGGGTTGTTCCTGTTATGACACGCAATGCTAAAAGGGTTGAGGAAGCACACGAAAAAGCTGAATCAAGTTTCTTAGGTAATCTATTTGGAGAGCCAGAAACAACTAATTAAACCATAGGTTTGGGGAGCTCAAACTCCCCAAACTCCCCTAGTTACCCACAGCCTGTGGATAACCTGTGGATAAGTGTGGCCGGGGCAGCGGGCCCGCAGCGTAAACTCCCAAACTCCCTTATTATAAAAACCGCAGAAGTCTGGGGTTTCAAGTTGGGTTTCAGTTCCCCGGCGCGCGCGCCGGGTTTTCCTGAGCAGAGTTCGGTATAAAAGGTAGGAAAGCTCCCAATTTTTTTGCCCGGGCTGTTGACATATAGATCCTGAAGAGCTATATAATAACCAGTGCATCCGGAGATGCCAGAATTAGAGTCTAAGAAAGGACAGAAATGCTTGATTTTTTAATGGCTATGCTGGTTCCAGTTAAGCTTGTGCTGCTGGTTTTTGCAGCGTGGTTCCTGCTGCAGCTGCTGATGACTTAAACTCCCAAACTCCTTAAATAATATTAAACAGGGGGATTGGTCCGTGGTCCAGGGTGATTCACGCACCGGGCGCGCCGGGCATTAAAGTTCAGGCGTGTCAAGTTTTGGAAAGTTATCCACAAGAAATGTAAAACAGGGGTTGAGATGTCATGCATTTGATGATATAATAAGATATTGTTAGACGGAGAAGTCGCAAGACGAGGTATCTCTAACAAGTTAGACAGGAGAAGTTAGAATGTCAAATTATTGCCGTTATCTAACGAGGTATCTCTAACAACATGAGGCAAGATAAACGGAGTTATTCGGCTCTTGCCTCACAGGAGATGGTAATGGGGTTTAGTCCTTACTCGGTTGATCAGTAGTCCGTTCTATTCCCCCAAGCTCCAAACTCCAAACTCCCCAAAACTCCTTAAATAAATAATAATCAAATAACTGGCCGGGATTACCAGCCGCCCGGGCAGCGTCAGAGTCTGAAAAATTTGGGCATAAAAAAAGGGCGAATAAATCGCCCTTTTAATCGACCCAATAGGAGTCTAGTTTATTGAGTCAAACCAATTCTTTTTAGTAAGTATCCTACATCTTTTTGTAGGTGTTGTAGTAGTTTCAATCTCTCATCTTTGTCCTCACTTATCCATTCCACTATGGAATTCATTAGAACACCACTAATTAGTTTCCAATCTAAACTCTCCTTCATTGGTACTTTACTAATTAATGATTCCAAATCGCCTACTGCGTTTTGGTCTTTTGCGTAATTCACCACTTCTTTAAGAAGTGGTGAAACATCAACCTTATTAATTGTTGTTAATTCTTTTGGCATATTAGACTCCAAAGTAATAATTTGAACATCTGTTGCTGAATGCACAGATGATAACAGTAAAATAGTAAATGGCGATTATCATCGCCACAAACACAGTAAATTCCAAAACAGTCTTAAACATTCTGACCATTTATTTTAATAATAGTATTAGGATTAATATTTGCCCATCTTCTATGTTCTGGCATTAACCCATTACCAACTCTAAATGCTAGAACATAATCATTATGTTCTTTAACATTTGTTGGTACTGGATTGTTAGTATGTCTCCATGCATAACCACCAAGAATACCTCTTTTAACTTTAGAGATACTACCAGCATTATTTATCCATTCACAAGAAAAGAAACCCATTCCTACTCTTGTTTTAAATTCGGACTTTGTCATTACTAGACTCCTTTCTATTTCTAGTTATTTTATTATCATGGATTGATATGAGAGTATATAGCTAATTAAATTAATTGTGGATAACCTGTGGATAAGTCGGCCGGGACATTAAGACACATGCGACAATTTGTCGCAGGCTTGCGCCCGGGCTCACTTCGTTCGCCGCCTAGGACCCGAGCAAAAGTCTGTCGCCAGCTCCCTAAACAGGGGGCAACCCCCCCTTTTGAAGTAACATCCATATAGTTTTTGGTTTGCAGTGTTTGAGAGTGACAATGAGGCATAAAAACGTTATAATTGGAGTCTCAAAAAAATTTTTAAAAAATGGAAAATGTTTCTAAATTAGAATCCTTAGACACGAATACTCTGAAGTTGATTCTTAAAAATGCCCTAGAGGAAAAACGTGAGGCCGCACAAAAAGATTTTTTAAAATTTGTGAAAACTGTTTGGCCTGAGTTTATAGAAGGTAAACACCACAAAATTTATGCAGAAAAATTAAATCGTATTGCAAACGGTGAACTTAAAAGACTTATTGTCAATATGCCACCAAGACATACAAAATCAGAGTTTGCTTCTCATTTATTTCCGGCGTTCTTCATGGGTAGACATCCTACTGCTAAGTTAATACAGACTACGCACACAGGAGAACTTGCAATTAGATTTGGACGTAAAGCAAAAAATCTTATTGAGTCAGAAGAATACAATTCGGTCTTTCCGCACGTTACATTGGC